ATTATGAACCCAGAGTTCAGAATTTGAGAGTTGAAGTAAATCCAAGTCCAGATACAAATACTTTTGAAGTTTCTGTTATTTTTGATATCATTGGACAAGAAGTTCCATCACAACAATTTACTTTCATATTAGAGGCAACAAGATAAAATGCCTTTTACTAAGTTTACTAATTTAGACTTTGATCAGATAAAGACCTCTATTAAGTCATATCTCCGTGCAAATTCTAATTTTACGGATTTTGATTTTGAGGGGTCTAATTTTTCAGTATTAATTGATGTCTTAGCGTACAATACATATATTACTGCATTTAACTCAAACATGGTTGCAAATGAGTCTTTCATAGACTCTGCAACTCTAAGAGAAAATGTGGTAGCCCTAGCAAGAAATATTGGATATGTTCCTCGTTCCAGAACTGCCGCAAGTGCTGTAGTATCATTTCCAATATCAGTAAACCCTAAAAGTCTTAATCCAACGATATATCCTTCAACAGTTACTTTACAGGCAGGATTGGTATGTACTGGATCATCATCGGGGAGTTCTTATCTTTTTTCTATACCCGATAATACAACTGCTTCAGTTATAAATGGAACAGCGACATTTTCAAATTTAACAATAAGACAGGGAACATTTTTAAAGAAAATATTTACAGTTAACGGATCTTTAGATCAAAGATTTATTTTAGATAATTCTTACATTGATACAACAACAATTAGAGTATATGTGAAAGGTGCAAGTGATAGTGGATTAGGCAGACCATATTCTCTCGTTGACAATATTTTTGAAGTTAGATCAACTTCTGAGATTTTTTTAATTCAAGAAATTATAGATGAAAAATATGAAATTCTTTTTGGTGATGGTATTATTGGAAAAAAACTTGAAAACAATGCAGTTATAACAGTAACTTATATTGTTACAGATGGAAAAGAAGGTAATGGCGCTAATGTTTTTTCTTTTGCGGGGAGTTTAAAAGATTCTTCAGATCTTATAACGATTCCAACCAATACGATTACAGTCACGACAATACAGAGTGCTCAAAATGGATCTGATATTGAATCAATTGATTCAATTAAAAATTTTGCACCAAGACTCTATTCATCTCAATATAGAGCAGTAACTGCTTCAGATTATGAATCAATTATAAAATCAAAAATTTATGCAGAAACAGAATCGGTATCTGTAGTTGGTGGTGAAGAACTATCTCCTCCAGCATTTGGAAAAGTTTTTATTAGCATAAAACCAAAAAATGGCACATACGTATCAGATTTTGATAAGCAGCAAATAAAAAATAAACTTAAATTATATACAGTTACTGGAATTAGTCCAGAAATTATTGATTTAAAAATACTTTATGTTGAGATAGATTCGGCGGTTTATTATAATTCCTCTTTGGTCGATAGCATTAATGGTCTACAATCAAGAGTTATAAATTCACTAAATCTATATTCACAATCTACAGAATTGAATGCTTTTGGATCTAGATTTAAATATAGCAAAGTTTTACAAACAATTGATAAAACTGATACTGCAATCACTTCAAATATTACTAAAGTAATTATTAGAAGAGATTTAAAAGCTCAAATTAATTCACTATCACAATATGAAATTTGCTATGGAAATAAATTTCATGTGAATGCTGGTGGAAAAAATATCAAGTCAACGGGGTTTAATATTTTAAATGAAGTAGATACTGTTTATTTGACAGATACACCAAATGCAGATTTGAAAACAGGAATTATATCTATTGTAAAAATAGATACTCAATCCACAACTACTTCTACAGCAATAAAAGTTGTCGTTCAATCAGCAGGGACAGTAGATTATGAAAAAGGAGAAATTAGATTGGGTGCTGTAGTCATTACATCAACAATTTTACCTCAAGATATTATTGAAATTCAAGCATTTCCAGAATCAAATGATGTGATTGGATTAAAAGATCTTTATCTATCATTTAGTGTTTCTAAAAGTAAAATAAATATGGTTAAAGACGTGATTGCGTCTGGTGACGATGTATCTGGAGTTGTATTTTCTAATGATGACTATTACAGATCTAGCTATTCAAACGGAGAATTAACGAGGTCGTAAATATGATAGAAACTGGTTTTGAGTATAGGGTTAAGATTCAACAAGTAGTTGAGAGTCAACTTCCAGAGTTTATTTTAGATGAAAACCCAATAGCGGTTGAATTTTTTAAGCAGTATTACATTTCACAAGAGTATCAAGGTGGCACGGTTGATATTGCGGAAAATTTAGATCAATATCTAAAATTAGACAATTTAACACCAGATGTAATAGTAGGATTTACTACACTTTCAAGTAATATAACTTCAAGTCAAAGTACAATTCAAGTATCTAGTACAAAGGGATTTCCTCAAAATTATGGATTATTGAAAATTAATGATGAGATAATTACTTACACTGGAATAACAACAAATACTTTTACTGGATGTATTCGTGGATTTTGTGGAATTACATCTTATCACGATACTTTAAATTCTGGAGAATTAGTTTTTTCTGAGAGTTCTGCCTCTGAGCATGTAGGATTAACAACTGTTCAAAATTTAAGTTCTTTATTTCTAAAGGAATTTTATAAAAAAATTAAATATTCTTTAACACCTGGATTAGAAAATAAAGATTTTACTCCAGAATTAAATGTTGGTAATTTTATAAAAGAAGCAAGAACTCTTTACCAAACAAAAGGAACACCAGAATCATTTAGAATTTTATTTAATATATTATTTAATGAAACACCAAAGATTGTTGATTTAGAACAATTTTTACTTAAGCCATCATATGCAACGTTTATTAGAAGAGATGTAGTTGTCGCGGAAGTAATTTCTGGAGATCCACTAAAATTAGAGGGTCAAACAATATTTAAAACAACAGATCCTAACACTACAGCATCAGTATCTGAAGTAGAATTAATTAGAAGAAAGGGTCAATCATACTATAAATTATTACTTTTTGTTGGATATGATGACTCTGCCCCAACCATCACTGGAACATTTAATATTACAGGATCTACTAAAAGTATAGACTATGTTTCTGCAGGAAGTTCCACTATAATTGTAGATTCTACAATTGGATTTCCAGATAGCGGAATTGTTTATACAGACAATAATACTATCACATATACTGATAAAAGTATTAATCAATTTTTTGGATGCTCCGGAGTAAATTCAGGCATTTCTACCGCAGAGACAATATATTCTAATGAAACATACTACGGATATGAAGATGAAAATCTTGACAGTAAAGTCGTAATTAGAATTTCTGGAGTTTTATCTAGTTTTGATCCAGATCAATCAAACTCTGCACTAAGTGTTGGTGAGCAAATATACGTAAAAAATATTGGAGAAAAAGTTAAAAATCCAACTTCAAATAAATCATACAAAGAAATTTTTGCTAATAGTTGGATTTATAATACTAGTTCAAGATATCAAATAGATACATTCGCTCCAACATCAACACCGAATGGAACTGTTGTAACCACCAACCAATGCATATTAAAAAGTTCTATTGATAAATCTAGTTTAAAGATAGGAGACTATATTGATGTTCTAAACAGAGGATCACAAACAAAAATTGCGTCTAATTTGAGAATTAATGCAATTTCTGGAAACCAGATCACTACCAATTCATCATTCACTTTGACACAAGGATCTAGTTATGATATCAGAAGAAGAATCAGAACTGCAAGTAGTTCTGTTGTTCCACTTGAATTTAATAAAATAACATCAGACATTCAAAATTTTTATAATGGAAATAATGATTATGTTTATATTGCATCAAATTCTTTTCCATCCTATACAATTACTAAAAAGATTTTTTCATATAATATAGTTAATGTTGCTAGTTTTGATGCAGCAACTGGAACTTATTCTATATTAGTTTTCTCCCAACAAGTTTCTTTCTTAACTGGAAGTGAGGTATATTACACGTATACTGGGTCTCCCTTAGGATCACTAGTTGAGGGAATATATTATGTTGAAGTTTTACCAGGAAATACACAAGTTAGACTATATGCATCTAGATCTGTAATAGGATCTTCAAATTATCTAACATTTGGAGAACTCCCAGCCGGAACTCATAACTTAACTTTAAGTTCTCAAAGAGAAAGAATTTTATCTCCACAAAAAATATTGAGAAAATTTCCATTAACAATAAATTATGATACTGGAGATCAAGATATTGATTTCACAGAACCAGGTCCTGTGGGAATGTTAATTAATGGAGTTGAAGTTTATGGATATAAATCTGACAATAAAATTTACTATGGTCCATTAGAATCAGTAAAAATTCTGAATGGAGGATCAGATTATGATGTTATTAATCCACCAGCTCTTGCAATTTCGTCAGGTATTGCATCTGTGCGTCCAGTTGTAAGTGGAAAAGTTGAAAGAATTTTTGTTGATCCTCAAGAATTTGATGTTGATGTTATAGTATCTGTTGCAATTACTGGTGGAAATGGTAAAGCAGCTTCTTTTGATCCTATCCTAGAAAGGAGAAGAAGAGAAATTTCTTTTGATGCTAGAATATTGGATGATGAGGGTGGTGTTGATGTCAATAATGATACAATTACATTTTTAACTCCACATGGGTTAATTAATGGTCAACCAATTACTTATAGACCTGGTTCTAATCAACCTTTAGGTATAGCAACTTATTTGGGTGGAAATAGCATTATTCCTGATAATAATTTAAGAGAAGAAACTGTTTATTATACAAAATTTATTAGTGATAGAACTATTCAACTTTATGCATCCTTAAATGATTATAAAATTGGAATCAATACGATTGGATTTTCTACTGCGGGAACATCTGGAGTGCATAAATTTGCAACTGAACCAAGAAAAACTCTAACAGAAATTAAAGTAGTTGACTCTGGATTTGATTATACTAATAGAAAATTAAGTGTTCTTAGGTCTGGTATATCAACGGTAGAAAATATAGTTTTATATAAAAATCATGGATTTAGTGATGGTGATTTGGTTGTTTATTCAAATACTGCTATTGGATCTTCAGTCGCAAGTCCTCTTTCTGGATTAACAACAACAAAACAGTATTATGTTCTTAAGTTAGATAATGATAGATTTCAATTGTCCGATGCTGGAATAGGTGCAACCACCACGGTAAATTTCCTTAGAAGAAAACCAGTAAGTTTTGGATCAACTGGAAATGGTTATCATAATTTTGCATATCCAGATATAAATTTAAAAGTAGAATATACTGCAGTTGGTTTGGGCAGTACTCAATTTAGGGGCATAATATCTGCTACTCCAATCGTAAAAGGTAGTATTATTGATGCATATACATTTGTTTCTGGAGTTGGTTATGGATCAACCATTATAAATTATCACTTAAAACCATCAATAAGAATAATAAATGGAAAAAATGCTGAGATTAGACCAATTATAACCAATGGAGAAATAACGGACGTTTCAATTTCATATGGTGGTTTAGAGTACTATTCAACCCCAACAATTGAAATTTCTGGAACAGGAAATGGTGCTGTTTTAAAACCTATAATTAATAATTATAAATTAACAGATGTTATAATTATTAATGGTGGAAGTGGATACGATTCAACAACAAAACTAAAAGTAGTATCTTCTGGAAAAAATGCATCATTTGACCCTCAAGTCAGATCAATTACTGTTAATAATAATATTATTAATGATGATATTACAGATAATCTTACTTCTGCCAATGAA